GACCTGAGGAGTATTGAAACCCCTGGTTGATAGTCCGGATTTTAAATATATATATATATTAATATAACAACAGATAAATATATAAAGAAAAAAAATAAAGAAAAGAACTCTCCAATAATAATATAATTCGATAACACAATCAATAATATATTATATATATATATTTAAAATATAATAATAATGTCACACTACTCCTTTGATCATGATAAAACAAGACCAAAACCAAGTAGTAGCGTTGTTGAATTGCGTAATTATGTTAAAGGGAATAAGCATCTAGGTTTCTCTAAGACAACAGAGTTACAGATTGAGAATTCATTATCTAGGTATGATTCAATCAAAAGAGATAATCTATTTGCTGTGGTAATGAGAGCTGGGTGTGGCAAATCACATTTAGCCTACAAGTATGGGTTACTGGATATTGATGAAATGGTTAGTGATACAGAACATGATCAATATATGGATGAACGAGATCATATAATGGCGGGTAAATCAAGTTGGAGTGTACACAATAATAAATGGATGAATAGAGTCAATAAGACCCTAGATTTATTAGACTATAGTATGCCATTAATTATATTTGTGCATACAGAAGAAGCAGCATTAGAGCTAGGAGCAAGGCCAATAGCCTTCCTAAAACTGAGTAAACATGCACATAATTTAAATATTAGATCGAGGAAAGGTAGGGATGGGTTATTTTCGGTGGCTAATTACGAGCTACCTGATCCATCAGATAGAGTACCTAATAAATATTTATGTGATTCTAATTCTCAGCTTGAAGCCATGTTCTTGAGAATAATGAACATTTCGGGTCTACCTGTTGCTGGACCCTTCCAGTATTCTAAAGATGTGTGGAATACATCATATTCAAGAGATGTTCCGGACTGGATACTGAGAGGGACAGGAACAGGGAGTAGAACAAATATTAAAGAGTTAGTTTCATTATTCGATTGCGGCAAGGTGCCAAAGGAGTGTGTGGACTATTACGTACGTCATAGTAATGTGCCGACGCAGTTTGACTTTGGGGTGAGCATGTGGGAGTGGATTAAGAGATTAGCTCCATTACCACAAATGATGAATGACAAGAAAAAATTTAATGTAAATGACGATATGATGGATGTGTTTCCACCTAAATCACAAAAGGAGAAAAATAGGTTAAATGTAACCATTAAACAGTTACAACAAACTTTTGACATATTTGGTCATGATGATATTATGCAGTTATGTGAGCATCATGTAGGTGAATCGCAGGTTTTTGTAACTAGTTTAATATCTGCATGGAAGGGCATAGTTCAAGATACTAAAGTATGTGACTTGGTATTCGATTGGTTCCTTGTTAATGAAGCAAGGTGGTCTGATTGTATGAAAAGCATGCATTCATTAATAAGGACAAGTAGATTTTTTATGAATACAGAAATAAGCGAATCTGAGAGGCAAAAGTTAATGTATTTAGATTTATTGATAGGCAGAGGTGAGTATAAAATAGACGAGATGAAAGAAGTAGAATTACGATCTAGTGATACATATAATACAAAACATCTATCTTATGATACCTACTTAAACCGATTTACGAACCAGCAATATAAAGCAGATCTTGATCAGGCTATTCAATTAGCTCATAATAGGATTAAGCTAAATCCGAAGAAAATAAACGTGATGAGTTTTATGGATTTTTATAATGCTAGAGCATCTTGGCTGACCAAAGGAGGTTTAGTAAGTAATACACTTCCATCAGGGATGAAAAAATTTGTTTCACAGGTAATAGATCCAGTTGCGAATATAGTGAGTGAGATACAAGGAAGACATAACAAAAAATCACTATTTGAGGTTTCGGAGTTATGGGAAATACTGGATAATGTTAATGATAAGAATTTTAATATAACTAAGACCCTAATTAAGTTTGAAACAGGTAAGAAAGATAGAACACTATTACCAGGATCTCTTGCTCATTTTATTGTATTTACATATGTTTTAGAATTAGCTGAGAAACAAGAACAAATAGGCAGTGTAAGATTAAATGCTATGGGGGATGTAGATATACGTTATTTTGATAAGAAGATGAGTACTGGAATATATCATGTGCTATACGACTGGGCTGATTTTAATGAACAACATTCAGCTGATGAAATGGCTTCTGTAATTAGACAGTTAGGTGAAGTTGTGCCTGGGCATGCTGATTATAGCTTATTTGTCGAAGCTATAGTAGAGGGTATGTATAGTATGGGACTCGAAGATAGAGACGGAGTACTACACAAATTATGGTCAGGATTATTTTCAGGTTGGCGTGGTACAACTTGGGTTAATTCGACTTTAAATTTTTGTTACGAGTCTATAGCTCTACTAAACATGGAAAGAATTAGTGGATATAGCTGTGTAATATACATAGATCATGGGGGTGATGATATTGATCTAGCATTGAGTGAACCATCCCTATTACCTAATTTTTTGGAAATAATGGATAGTATGTTATTCAAAGCAAACAAATGGAAGCAAATGTTTGGAACAAGATCTGAATTCTTTAGGAATACTGTAACTGGTGTAAGAGTGTATGCTAGTCAATCTAAGGCNATACCAAGTTTTATAGCAGGTGATTGGGAAGGCGCTGGGAAAGCAACAGTTAAAGAAAGAGCCGTAAGTTTGCTTGATCAGATTGGAAAGCTAATGCGAAGAGGTGTTAATAAGGAGATGTGTCAAGGATTTGCTATGTCAGCAGTAGCCCATTGGTGTAAAGTTAAGGATGGCGAAGAATGGGTTAATTTACCGCAAGAAATAATACATGGCAGAGAAGAAGATGGTGGGATAGGTATGCCCGACAGGAATAATGAGGTGTGGGAACTTGAAGAAAAGGTCCCTGAGCTTAATGAAGAGTGGTATAGATGCATAATACCTGGACATAAAGCTAGCAGTGATTATGTAGGTAAATTGGCAGGTGAACTGGATAGATTCTCCATCGTAATTGAACAAAGAGAAAGGCTGGCACAAAGAATAGCAGAAGATTCCTATGATATAGATACAACTATAGACAGAGAAGCCTGGAAAAAATTATTAAAATTTAAGTCGAATATTAAACGTAAACATAAAGTAGTGGAAGATTTGGATGATGATATAATATATGAAGGGTTTATGGATATGGAATCAACAGAAGGGTTAGATAATAAATATAACAAGGCAGGAAGATACCAAGAGTTTATACAGTACCTATCATTTAATAATAGGGCAGTCAGTAAGGAAGAATTAGCGCATATAATGTCAGATGGTGAAGTAAGTTTAAAAGCAATTGAATTTCAAGGAAATATATATTATTCAAGATTAGTACCAGAATTTATAGCTCACAGAGCAATATTATATTGCAAAGAAATAATTAATAAAGGAATTGTGGATTCAGATATAGCAAGCTACGTATATAATGTAATATGTAGCATGTCAAGTAGAATATACAGGCATGAGCTATGAACTAAGGGAAAGTCCGAAATGACGGTAAACTAATAATGAGTTATTTTAAAATAGAGTAGAAGCAGATAAAAGCTAACACTTGTATGTTTTAAAATAAAGTGT